GGTCCCACATATTCAGTACAGTTTACAACTGGCTCTGGCGGACTAAGTGGATCTGCAGGATTGTTGTTTTCAGGCAGCACGCTCACGCTTACTGGCACAATGAACGTTAGCGGCACTTCGCATTTTGCTGGTGATTTGTTACCAGCCACGGCTGATGTACACGATCTGGGAAGCGCTGCAAAACCTTGGAGAGACTTATATATCTCAGGTAGTTCTATTCACTTTGGAAGTGAGGTATTGAGTGTCTCGGAAAATAACCTAAAGTTTGGTTCAGGCAGCACAACAAAAGGTTTTGATGTTGGATTCATGAACTTTAGGAACAATGGGATCTTTATGGATCCCGGTCGCATCTTTCAGCTTCGTGCTTATCAGATGCAATTTTATGGAGGCATCTCGTATGTTCGAAGAGTGGTTGCCGACAATTACACAGTGAGCACAATTGATTATCTTATCGGCGCTCTAACTCACGCAGAGTCCTCCTCAATTACACTATCACTTCCCGCCGCAGGTGCTTGTTCTAATGGGCAAACGTTCGTTATTAAGGACGAGGGAGGTGCCGCAAATGCCTCTCCAGTCATTATTTCTGCTAGTGGATCGAACACAATCGACGGTCAAAATTCAATAGTTTTGGAATCTCCTTATGCATCGATCCAGCTTTATTGCAACGGGATTGACAAATACTACATCTGCTAACTATTTAACCGCTTTGAACGACTATATATGTGTGATGGGTGTGGTGCGTTCACTCTTTCGAGAGAAGGGTATTGCACTCGTCTAGCTTAAATATAAACTAATTTTTGGAGGGTTTTATAAATGGCTTATAAATTTCAAATGGGAGATGCACGCCTGAGTGGTTCCGTTCGTCAGGAAGGAACAATTCGCGCTGATCAAAAAATCTCCTCTTCCGCAGATCTTTATGGTTTGCAATTGCGTACTGGTGGTACAGTTCGCATCGATTCCGCTGGTGCTCTGAGCAACATCGGCGCTATTACACAGGCTGGTGGTTCTGTCACTCTTGACGGTGCTGCTGACACAGCAATTGATCTTGCTGCTGATTCACTTTACTTCCGTGATGCCGATGGCACAATGAAGCGCGAAGCAGTTTCTGATATTGCTACCGGCATGGCTGGTGTTGGTCTGGCTGCTTCTTCTGGTGTTTTCTCTGTTGACCTCAACGAGTTGAGCGCTGGTGCAATCGCTTCTGGCGACTCGCTTGCTTTTGTTGATGCTAATGACAGCAACAACAGCAAGAAAGAGACTGTCGATGATCTCGCTACTCTTTTCGCTGGTGATGGTCTTGGTGCCTCTTCCGCAGTTCTCGCTGTTAATGTTGATGGTTCGTCTATCGAAATCAATTCTGATGCACTTCGCGTGAAGGCTGCTGGTATCACTGATGCTATGCTTAATGATGATGTCGCCACTGGTCTTGCTGGTGTCGGTCTCTCTGCTGCTTCTGGTGTTATGGCTCTTGATCTCAACGAGCTTACCGCTGAGGCGGTCGCTTCTGGCGATTTCCTGGCTTTCGTTGATTCGACCGATAACGGTACTCACAAAGAGACTGTCGATGATCTCGCTACTCTTTTCGCTGGTAATGGTCTGTCCGCTGCTTCCGCAGTTATGGCTGTTGACTTGAACGAGTTGTCCGCTGCTGCTGTCGATGTTGCTGCTGATAGCATTGCTATTATTGATGCTAACGATTCCAATGGCTCCCGTAAGGAAAGCATTGCTGACCTTATGACTGCTGCTGCTGGTGTTGGTATCTCCGCTGCTTCTGGCGTCTTGGCTTTGGACATCAATGAGTTGACTGCTATGGGTGGTCAGTTGACCCCTGCTGCTGACTCTCTTGCTATGCTTGATGGCACCGTTAGTAAGAAAATCAGCATGAGCAATTTTGCTGCCAGCATTAAAGCTGCTAGCAACTCTGGTCTTGTCGCTGCTAGTGGTCAGTTGACAGTTTCTATCAATGATCTCGGAGCGGGCGCTGTTGCTGTTGCTGCTGATAGCATTGCGATTCTTGATGCTGATGACAATCTTTCCAAGAAAGAGAGCATTGTTGACTTTGTTGCTGGAATTGCTGGCGCTGGTCTTTCGGCTTCTGGTGGTCAGCTTTCCGTTCAAGGAAATGCTGTTGCCTCCTTTGGTGATGAAGATGCAACTGCTGCTGAGGGTTTCAACTACGGTACAGCTACTTTGACTGCTAACCGTACTCTTACTCTCCCGGCTGCTCCTTCTGTTGGTGATGTGATTCACATTAAAGCTCCGCCTGCTTTGGGTGGTTTTAACCTTATCATCTCGAAAGCTGGCTCTCACACCATTGATGGTCACGATACCGTTCGCATTGAGTCGGGCGATGGTGCTGTCTCCTTGGTGTACGCTGTCGCTAACAAGTGGAAGCTGTTCTAATCTAAAGTTATCTTTGGATTAAGACACATCTTAATTTCTGGGCGCCCTCCTTCTGGGGGGCGTCCTTTTATTTAAATACTATTTATTAATATGGATACTTTGGATTTGCACGGAATTCGACATGAGGATGTAGAATATAAAATTCATAGGTTTATTTATCGTGCCAAATTGCCGTGTAAAATTATTACTGGCCACTCTTCTGAAATGAAAAAGATAGTGCGCACGGTGCTTGAAGAATATGCCTTACATTCTCATTATGAAAACTATGTAAATAATGGATGTTTGGTGGTTACTGAATAAGAAAACAGCTAATTATGTAGCGAGGACACAATATGGCTTATAATGTTTTAAAAGGAACGGTCGCTGGCTCCGTTGATCAATATGGAGATCAACACATTGAGGGAACAAAAGTATTCAAAAATACTATCAGCGCTAGTGTATTTTATGATACAGATGCGGAGAGTCCCTGTGCCACGTTGAAAGATGTCCCGTTTCAAAAATTGGATGGAGGTTCGCCAACTGCAGTTGTTACCTATCAAGGTGAGAACACAGCTAAGGCGGAGTATAATTTAACTTTCGATGGAACAACATTGAAAACTAAAGATGTTCGAGCAGAACGTTTGTTTGGCTCGGCTGAAGGCTTGGTTAAACTGCCTGCTGATCAATTTGTTGGCAAGATCGGCGCCCATGATTTGTCGCTAGGTGGCACATTACAGTCTGCCCGAGGGCGTTTACAAATTAAAGCTGGCGCTGGGATAGAAATAACTTCGGACGGCGCAGCAGCTTTATTACACCCACAGGGCGCTTTATCTTTTCGTGCGGGTAAGATTGAATTTAATGCCAAGCAGTGCGCCGATATTCGTCTGCGGGGCCAGAATCTTAGTGACGACGATATAATGGTTGTGTATGATGCATCACGCGGCGACACACGTCGTACCACGTTACAAAACTTTTACAGTTCTTATATAAAATCTAAAGCCTTACATCCCGAAGGTCCACTACACAGTGTCCAATTGAAAGGGAAGGGGGGCCTTGCTGCTTCCTCTGCGCTGGTATTTGATCCCAAGTCTAGAGTACTGGGTATAGATGGAAAGTTGCAAAGTGATCATCTGCAAGTTCAAGACACAGCCATTTTTAATGGAGATACAAGGCGCAACGGGGCAGTCTTCGATAATATTACTACGATCACAAGTGAAGAATATGAAGTAGGAGAGTCGGATTATACTATTTTGGCTGACACCACGGAGCACAGAATTACTTTACATTTGCCTATGGCTTCAGAGAATTGTGGACGTATTCTGGTAATAAAGAAAATAAATGTTAACAAATTTAAATTAAATTCCCACCCTCTGGTAATAAAAGTTGGAGAAGGTTTAATTGATTTTCACGAAGCCATTACCCTGAAGCACAATTATTCGATAAGGCGGCTCCAATCTGATGGAGCAAATTGGTGGATTATTGGTAAAACGGGTTCATAAAGTAAGTCTTTTCCAGAAGCGCCACACTATTTATTTTGAAAAACTATTTTTTTTGGGAGACCTGCATGTCTAATTTATTGCAAGAAGCCATCATTGATGCCAAGGCCCTTCGTGAAGCAGCCTTGAAAAACGCGGAAGCCGCTGTTATTGACAAATATTCGGACGAAGTTCGAAGCGCGCTTCATAATTTACTAGAACAAGATGATTTGGGTCTTGATTTGGGTGGTGACCTGGGTGGTGATCTCGGCGGAGATCTTGGTGCCGCCCCCGCGCCTGACGCTGCAGCAGCCCCTACAGGCGAAGAAGATGAATCGTTAGAGGAAGATATCGAAGATGTCCCTTTGGCGGCAACTGATGATATAAATAAAATGGATGGCAATAATCTTAAGAACATTCCAGGTGAGGGCGAAGCTGTTGAAGTAACCTTGGACCTTGGGACTCTTAAGGAATCTGTCGCTGCTTTGCAGGCCGAAATTGATGAAGAATTAAACCTTGACGAGTATACACTTATCGATATGCTTAAAGAAGATGCTGCCGAAGATGAAAAAGAGGCCGTTAACGCTGATGAAATGTCTGGCGACGATGCCCCCGGCGACACTTCTGCTGCTGAAGAGGATGCCGATGCAGCCGCTTCCTCTGGACCGAAAGGTTCGACCATCGCAGAAGATGAAGAAAATGAACTCTCCGATGAAATGATTGATGAAATCGTTGAGAGACTTACCGTGGATATGGGAGCTACCCTTAAAGGTTGGGCTGGACGATCCTCGGAGGATATTAAGTGGGAACTGACGAAAGCCTTAGCGCAACGTCGCAGTACCGATGTCCAAGATGAATTAGATGTTTTGAGAAAAGCCCAAGAAGAGTTAGTTTTCGAGAATAAACAACTCACAGGGCGACTTTCACAATTTGAGCAAGTAACAGGCGAACTTAAGGAAACACTGCAAACAGTTAACCTTTCGAACGCTCGTTTGCTCTATACGAATCGTGTATTGAGAAATACCTCCCTAAATGAGCGGCAAAAAATTAGAATTGCCGAAGCTATTTCAAAGGCCGATTCTGTCACAGAAGCAAAGACAATTTTTAATACGCTTCAAAGCACAGTGGAGTCTACACCAAAGCGTGGACCACAATCTCTGAGCGAAGCAATTAGCCGTCCTTCTTCTGTAATCCGTGCGACTCGCAAAGAGTCAGCACAACCCACCGACCCATTCGCAGAGCGGATGCGTCGATTAGCCGGGATTAAATAAATACAATATATAAGGAGGTATTTTTAAAATGGCTAGTATTATTGAAAGATTGACCGAAGGTGTTGTCAATCGCGACATGCGTGCCGAAGGTAGCGCATTGTTAAATAAGTGGGAGAAGACAGGTCTTTTGGAGGGTCTTGATAATGACCGTAAGCGGTCTAGCATGGCTCGCCTGCTTGAAAACCAGGCCAAAGAGCTTCTCCGTGAGTCCAGCAGCATGAGCGCTGGTGATGTCGAAGGTTTTGCCGCCGTCGCATTCCCCATTGTTCGTCGTGTGTTTGCTGGCCTGATCGCAAACGATCTTGTTAGTGTTCAGCCGATGAGCCTGCCTAGTGGTCTCATCTTCTTCCTCGACTTCGTGTTCTCTCAGGACCTCGGTTCTGGTACAGATTCCAACACAGGTCGTTTTGGTAACGTTTACGATAAATCGATTTACGGTACCGACGAGGTTGGCTCCCAGATTACTGGCGGTGTTGACCTTTTGGATGCCCGCAAGGGTGACTTTGGTGGTCCTCGTACAGTTGGTGCGCGTGGTTATGCATATGCATCTCCTTCTGCATCCGCTACGATCTCTTCCAGTGTTGGTGTGACCAGACTTGAAGTTTGGCCGCTTACTGGTTCTACCGATGCAGCCGATGAGAGCATGAAGAAAGGTATCCAGTGGGATCCCGATGTTCTTGCTATGAGTTCTTCGGGTGATGCAGGATATGTCGTTCGTCTTGACGTTCAGCAGTCCTATATTACAGGTTCTGGTGGAACTGAGCTAGACACAGACAACTTTGCTGCTATTTCTGCCAGCATTGCTAGTCTTGGGTCTGTCCTTGATGTAGCGACGATCACTGATTCTAACACATCGCAGCTTCGTCGCCTTACACACACGACAGGTTCCGGTGGCACTAACAATGTCCAGTTGTACTTCGTGACGACCGACGGTGTTTCTGCCGCTACTCTTGGTGGCGACGGCGACTGTAACCTCGTTCTTGATTTCCCAATTAAGGACAACATCACAACTGGTGGTGCTCTTGGTTCGGTTGTTGGTACAGCACTGTGGGGCTTGGAAGGTAACGAGAACATCCCTGAGATTGATATCAAGGTGGATAGTATCGCTGTTACCGCACAGACCAAGAAGCTTAAGGCTAAGTGGACGCCAGAGTTGGGACAGGATCTTAATGCCTATCACAACCTTGACGCCGAAGTCGAGCTTACGTCGATCCTCTCCGAGCAGATTGCTCTTGAGATTGACCGCGAGATCCTTGCTGACCTCGTGAATGGTGCTACTGCTTCGACCTACTACTGGTCGCGCTCCCCTGGCATGTTCTTGAACCGCGAGACTGGTGTGGAGATTGGTGCTAGCGCTGCTGCTCCTGACTTCACCGGTACTGTCTCCGAGTGGTACGAGACTCTGATTGAGACCATCAATGATGTGTCCGCTCAGATTCACCGTAAGACTCTCCGTGGTGGAGCTAACTTCGTCGTCTGCGGACCTGAAGTTGCCAACATCCTTGAGTTCACGGCTGGTTTCCGCGCTAGCGTCACTGCTGACGATGAAACTGGTTCGGTCGGTGCTGTCAAGGTCGGCTCGCTGAGCAAGAAGTTCGACGTTATCGTTGATCCTTACTTCCTCCGCAATGTCGTTCTCGTCGGTCGTAGAGGTTCCAGCTTCCTTGAGTCTGGATACGTTTACGCTCCGTACGTGCCGCTGCAGACCACACCCACTATCTTTGGACCGGAAGATTTCGTGCCCCGTAAGGGAGTCATGACTCGTTACGCGAAGAAGATGGTTCGTCCTGATATGTACGGTCTTGTTATCGTCCAGGGCCTTCTGGGTATATCGGGTTCCTAAACTGAATTAGTTTAGAACGTAGTCAATAAATGTAAAGCCTCCTTCTTCGGAAGGGGGCTTTCGTTTGTTTGGGAACTATTTATGTACGAACCGAAAAGGTTTATCCCATGTTAAATGACATGATTACAAACGGAGGGTTATAAAAATGGGGTCTAAAAGAGTTGGCTTGGCACGAACCCAAGCATTACTTCAGAATCTTAAGAGAGAGCTTTCACTGACTACAGATACTAGTATCAATGTGGGGGCCATTAGTGCTGGTGGTCAATGTACTCTTACTACAATGAGTGCAACGGCTGGTGATGATTTGGCCGATGATACTGCTGTTGTGAATTTTGTGAGAGCAGATCATGGCAAGGTGTTTCTTTGTCTTCTTGACGGCGCCGCAAAAACTCTGAACTTGCCAACCGATATGGTGCTGGCCGATGTGGGTACTAAAATCACTGTCGTCCAAGGTGTCGCTTTGGTAAATTCCGGTGTGCTTACGATCAATGCCAATACCGGCAATACCTTTACAGCAAATTCTTATATTATTGGGCGAAATGGCGGAGTAGGTGCTGTTGATCGTCCTGCAGATGCTAATAATCGTTTGGTTATTACAGGTGCAGCTAGCAATTCTGCATGGGGTGCTGGTTCTCGTATTACGATGACTTGCGTAGGTGCCGGAGAATGGTTTTTAGAAGCGGAAGTTGTCCCACTTGGTACCGGCAACGCTGCGTTTGCTTTCTCCACTGTGTGATATGTAAAATATTCTTAATAGTTCCTCCCTTCTTTTAGAGGGGGGGTTCTTTTTGTGACTTATTACACTATTTAATAACAAATGCTTAGTTATTTAACATAAGGAGAAGCAACATGCACCCACGTAGAAGATTATGGCTTAAAAACCGCTCCCGCGCAGCCGCCGCAACAGAGGAGGTCGCCCCCGCAGCCACTCCCGCTGTTGCCGTACCAGTTGCCGAAGCGGCACCTGCCGAAGCGGCACCTGCCGAAGAGCCTACACCGCCCGAAGTTGCACCAGTTGTTGAAGAAGAGGTAGTCGCTGCTCCTCGGCCTAAACGCACAGTGCGCCCACGTCGGACAAAAAAGAAAACTTCTGGTACGAAATAAGGTTTTAAATTAGTACTTGTAGGAAACCCCTGCTCTTGCAGGGGTTTTTGGTTTATAAAAACTATTTACGGTATAGAAACTAAGGAAACCATCGAATGCCTACCAATTTAAACCCGAAGTCTGAAACTAGTGCAGTTGTGCTAACATCGACAGGTTCGGCAGCTAATGTGGCCGCCGCAGTTCCTTACGGCATATACACAGGATCGGCTGATTTCTTAAGTGGTGCTGCACTGCAAGTAAATTATGTATATAAGAAGTTGGGTGGCGATGTAGTTGATATTGAATTAACGCCAGCTAATGTATATGCAGCCTATGAAGAGGCTGTACTTGAATATTCATATATTATTAATTTACATCAGAGTGAAAATATTATGTCTGATGTGTTGGGCATGCAGACAGGCACATTTGATCACAAGGGTGAGAGAAAATCTGGACCTGAGAATGTTAATTTAAAATATCCGAGGTTTCAATTTGCTCAAGCGCGTAAGATCGGAGATGCTGTTGCAACTGCTGGTGGCTATGGCGGAACAAGCCCTATTTATTCCGCGTCGTTTGCCACCAAACAAGATCAGCAAGATTACGATTTGCAGACTATTATTTCCGCCTCGTCAGCTACGGGAACGAATGACGCAGGCACTGCAGTTCCATTTTCAGGCGAAGTTGGTGATAAGCGTGTTATCATAACAAGAGTTTTTTATAAGTCTCCACGTGCCATGTGGCGCTTTTATGGCTATTATGGCGGTGTGGGTGTGGTAGGTAATTATTCAACATATGGCCAATTCTCTGATGATTCGACATTCGAGATTATTCCAACTTGGCAGAATAAGATGCAGGCGATCATGTATGAAGACTCTATCTGGACACGCACATCACATTATTCTTATGAGATTAAGGATAATAAGTTGAGACTTTTTCCCACTCCTGATCAATATGGTTTTGGTGATGGCCTTAATGACCGAATATGGGTTAATTTCTATGTTGATAATAAGAATGCATGGGATAAAAACAACAACTATGACGACGGCACACAAGGCATTAATAACCCCAATACATTACCATTCGATAATTTGCCTTATGCCAACATTAACGCCATTGGTAAACAATGGATTAGAAAATATGCATTAGCTTTGTGTAAGGAAATGCTGGGCCAAATCCGAGGTAAGTTTACAACTATGCCGATCCCTGGCGAAAGTGTTACCCTAAATCACTCAGAGTTACTATCGCAAGCTAAAGAAGAACAACAACAGCTTAAAGATAAATTGATGGAAATCTTGGACAGATTGAATTACAACGAACTAGCTAAGAATGATGCCGAGATGACTGATGCGGCTGTACAGGCCCTGAAGAATTCCCCGCTGCCTATTTTTGTGGGATAGTAATATAAATGAGTAATGACAATAAATGGAATAGACCAGATTCGCCACCTCCTCCATTGTTTCTTGGCAAGAAAGAAAGAGATTTAGTTAAGCAAGTCAATGATGAGCTTATTGAAAAGGTAATTGGGCAGCAAGTTTTATATTACCCTATTGATTTAGAGCGCACTAACTTCCATCCTTTATATGGAGAAGCTATCGAGAAGACATACTTGTCGCCTATTCGCATATATGCTTTAGTTGAGTTTACTGATTTTTCAACCGAGTATATGGAGGGCGCTGGTGTCGATAAAAGTTGGGAAATTAATGTACATTTTCACAAGCGTCGTCTTGAGGATGATCAGAATTTATATGTAAGAGAGGGTGACTTTGTACTCTACAGTGATAATTATTATGAGATAGTGAAGTTAGTTGAGCCGAAACTTTTGTTTGGCCAAGCTGATCACTCGTTTGAAATTTCCGCACGCTGCCGCCGCGCTAGAAAAGGATTATTTGATGCTACCTGATGATTTTGATTTTGCGATGATACCTGCTGGGACCAATCTTAAATTGAGTGAGATAGGTATGCTGGCTTCTAGTATTGAAACAATTGACACTGCCTTGGTACGATGGCTTAAAGAGAGTTTACAATTGTCGGCGGTTACCAATGAGGGGCGCCGTCGAGTTCCTGTCTTGTGGCAGGCACCTGAACGTGCATATCAAGTTAAACATGACAAGGCCCTCCGCGATGATAATGGGGCCTTAAAGCTTCCACTTATCAGTGTAGAGCGTACAGGAATTACGAAAGATCCTACTCGCAAAGGCTCCTTTCAGGCACAAATATATTCAGACAAGAAGAATGGAAGGACAGGTCGAATGACTTTAGCCAAGCAGATTGTGGAAGATAAGACAAGAAACTACGCCGTTGTGGGAAATATCCGTGAAGGTGAATACACGGGCGGCAAAGTACAAACTGACTTTCCCAGGATTAATAAGAAAATCGTTGTCAGGACCTTATCAATTCCAATTCCAGTATACGTTAATTTAGAATATAAGATCTCTATTAAATCTGAATACCAACAGCAGATGAACGATCTATTGCAACCGTTTATGACAAGGACGGGACAGGTGAATGCTTTCGTTTTGAAATATAATGGCCATCTATACGAGGGATTCATTGACCAGGGCTTTACCAGTAATAATAATGTTGCTAATTTGGGAGAAGAAATCAGATTATTTTCTTCTGATGTTACCATTCGCGTGTTAGGGTATTTAATTGGGGAAGGCGAAAATGACGATAGGCCTATTGTCAGAGTAGATGAAAATTTTGTGGAAATTAGTTGGCCACAAGAAGGGTTGGCAGTAAAAGGTCCAGATGGTTTCTATACAATCAGTTCCTGAACTCAAAGTTTTATTTTATTAGACTTCCTGAAGACTTTTGAAATAGAAAATACTATTTAAAGTATGATTGTGACACCAATTAATTCTAATTTTTAAAGAGAGGAACCAAGAATGTCAATTAAGAATTTCAAATTTGTATCTCCTGGGGTGTTTATCAACGAAATTGATAACTCGTTTATTCCCAAACGTTCGGATACTATCGGCCCCGTGGTCATCGGTCGTGCGCAGCGCGGCTTAGCGATGCAGCCCATTAAAGTTGAATCATATTCTGACTTTGTAACCATGTTCGGAGACACAGTACCTGGAGGCGCCGGCGCCGATGTGGCCCGCGATGGCAACTTTCAATCTCCCATGTATGGAACGTACGCCGCTAAGGCATTCTTGAACGCTGGTGTTGCCCCTCTTACCTATATTCGCCTTTTAGGTTGCCAAGATCCTTCTGCTGCAACCGCTGGTCAGGCTGGCTGGTCAACGTCCAAAACAGTGGCTAGTACTTACACTGAAAACGGCGGCGCAATTGGACTTTGGGTCTTCAATAGCTCTTCGTTTAGCATTAACCCCGGGAGTGGACACGCCCCCTCCACGACTGTGGGCGGCATCGCTTCTGCAAGTCTGGGAACTGGTCAGTTAGCCGCTATCTTTTATCAGGATGTGTCAGCTTCCATGTACTTGACTGGTACAGTGGCTGGAACTGGCTCGAACGTTCCCTTGGATGTCTTCAGAAATTCAATCCGACACGGTATGGCTGTTTTGAGTGATACTGCTGGCGAATTTAAGATGTATATTTCGGGCGGTGCAGGCGCGAACGAAACTGTGACTTTTGGCTTTAATGACGCTAATGATCGGTTTATGCGCAAGCGCTTTAACACCAACCCGCAACTTGCTTCTACTGCTGGCACCTTTTATCCCGCCGCAGCGCATAAGGGATATTGGTTGGGCGAGAGCTACGAACAGACACTTCGTGACAACGGCTTGA